CTCGAATTCGGACCGCACCGGAATACCCTTCCAGCCCAGCCCCACGAAGGGCGCGAGGCCGCCAAGGCGATCCCACTGCTTGATCGTCATGCGCGCCGGCACGTATTCGAAATTGAACCGCTTGCTGGTGAACACGGTCTGCACGCGCGCGGCCAAGCCCATCGCCGCCATTTCCAGTGGCCCCGGGGTAATAACCAGCGGGGTCGCTTCGGTGCCGCTCATGGCGAACCCCAGAAGCTGCCATCAACGGTGCTGGAGCTCGCAAGGTCGCTGCTCGGCTGGCTGAACGCATCGTCCAGCGCGCCGCCGCCGCGGATGAACACGGCGTTGTCGGCGCCGGCCGGCGCGGCATTGGTCATTGCCGTGCTTTCATCAGCCGACAGCATCTCGCGCAGATCGAGCACCACATCGCCGCGCATCACGCTGCGCAACCAGGCCATAGTCTCGTCGCGATCCTTCGTGACCGCTTCGGTCGGCGATTTCTGCTCGCCCTGATACAAATCATAGCGCGCCAGCAGCTGGCAGGCCCGGCGGATTTCCGGCGGCGCGGCCAGCAGCGGCACGGCGTAGCGCTTGCGCAGAAAGCTGTCGATCAGGCTGCTGGCATCATCCAGCGCGGTATCGATCGGGTCCTCGACCACCGCCACCATATCCTGGCCGAACGGCGTGGACAGACGGATCATCTCCGTCGTTCCAAACCGCGCGATCATATCGTCGGAGGTGGCGTACGCCATCGATCAGGGGCTAGGCGCGGCCGCGGGCGCGCACGGCGCGGGCCGTCTCGCCGGCGACGCCGCCGGCTGTATCGACCGGGATATCGCCGGCGATCTCTTCCTTCACAAGGGCCGCCTGGGCGGCCGCCTGGGGATCGATCACCGCGCCGATCGGCGTGTCGGCCGCGTTGGCGTGTTCCACCACCTTGCCGGTGCGCGCATCCGCGTCAGCCACCGCCTTGTCCGTCACGACGGTGTCGGCTGTCGCATCGGTGTGCTGCGGCGCCGGGTGCAGCTCGGTCAGCAGCGCCGCGAGGCGCGCATGCGCAATCGCTGCCAGCGGCCGCTGCACGGCGTATTCCGGCGCCGTCGCCAAGCTGATCGGATGACCCACCACCACGCTGATGTGCGGATCGGCGAACAGATCCAGCAGCTGCGCTTCGGAGAAATGGTCGAGCGGATAGACGGCGGCGGCCGGGTTCGCCTGACCGCCGCGATGCATGCCGGGGCGCCCGCAGGTAACAACCAAGTGCATTGAAAGTCCCTCTGTTTGCTCCGCCGGCGAGCGCCGGCCGAATTATCCCACCGCGGCCGCGAAGCCGCTTAGTTCAGCCAGACGTCTTCCACCGCTTTGGCCATGCCGCGGAACTGGTTGGGCACCAGCGACGTGGCGGTGCCGCTCAGCGGCTGGAATTCGTTGGTGCACAGCGCGAGCGCGGTCGGATACAGCGCGGTCGGCACCACCAGCAGGTTCGGGTTGATGCCCATCGGCGCGCCGCTCGGCCGGCGGATTTGCGTCATGGCGGTGCGCGCGGCGATCACGTTGTCATGCGTCAGCGGCGCCATGCTCATGTAGGCCAGCTGCCACAGGCCATAGCCGGCCGCGCAGCGGCCATCCACGCCCCACTCGAATTCGCGGTTCCAGAATACCTGCGGATCGTCCATCGCGAATTTCGGGATGATCTCGAACGGCTTGCGGCGCTGGAAGATGAAGGCGCGCTGCGGGCGGCGCGTATCGAGCAGATACCAGGCCGGTCCGGCGCCGGTGACGTAGTTCGCCACCGTGGTGGGCGTGCCGTCCGGATTGAAGTTCGGATGCGCCGTGTCGAAGAAGTTCTGGTTGTCGTAGGTGATGGCGGTGTGGCCATTCTTCATGGCGGCCGCAATCAGCTGGTCGGGCAACACCGCGGCATCCGCGCCCAGCTGGGCGGCCGCGGGCGTCAGCAGGCCATACTTGTCATCCAGGATGTCATTGCGACGCACCGCGATGGTCTCTTCGAACTCGCGGTTCTGGATCGAGAAAGTCAGCAGGCTGAGCTGATTGACAACGCGATCACCCACCCATTCGCGCAACCCGGGCAGCATATCCAGGCGCGGGTAGATTTCGCCGGCGCCGGTGCTTTGCGCCTGGAAGGCGATCTGTTCCTGCACGGTGGGCGCCGTCCACAGCTGCGTATTGAACGCAGTCTGCACGCCGATATTGATCGACGTCAGCAACGGGAAAGTAATGGCGTCTGGCACTGGTGATTAGCCTCCGAGCAGACGGACCCAGGTGAAGCCAGCCTCGATGCCATCGAGGTTGCCTGCCACCAGCAGCGATCCGGATTGGGTGAGGGTCAGCGTGTTGTCGTCGACCACGTAGACGGTCGCGTTCAGGTTGGCGGGGATCGCGCTCGGCACCACCAGGCGCCAGATCCCGCGCAGCGCTTCCACCGGCGTCACGCTCGCGGCCGCGCTCGCGGTGTTGTCGTAGGCCATGGCTGCCAGGCCGAGGAACGCCACGGTGCCGCTGGTCTGGATGCGCTGCATCTGGCCGGCCGCGTTCAGCCCGACCAGGCTGTTGCGAAACACCTTCTCGCCCGGCGCGACGTAGTAGCCATACTCGCCGCCCTTGGGCGGACCGCGGCGCTTCAGCACCACATCTGCAGTCAACGCCATTTATGCGGCCTCCTTCGCTTTGCGCTGCGCCTTCTTCGTCTTGGCGAATTCCTTTGGATCGAGGCTCATCTTTTTGCAGGTGGCCATCTCGGTCTCGTCGAGCGCATCGCCGTCATCGCTCTCGGCCAGCGCGATCTTGGTCACCGCGGTGCCGCCGGCGTTGATGCTCGGCATCGCGTTCACCAGCTTCTCGATGCCGGCGGGGTCCTTCGCGTGCATCGCGATCAGCGCCTCGCGGCTGGCCACGATCGGCTTGCCGGCCTTGATCGCCGTGTCGATGAAGCTGGTCGCCGTCTCCGTCAGGCGCTGGGTGCGCATCGTGTCGATCTGCGCTTGCAGCTGCACCACGGTTTCGTTCGGCACCGTGGTGGCCTTCTGCGCGGCCAGCGCCAGCACCAGCGCGTCCGGCGTCGCGGCGGTCACACCGGCGGCGGTGGCCGCGCGCTGCACCAGCGTCTCCACCGCGCCGCGCTGTTCGGCATGCTGGGTGATGGTCGCGAGGATGGTGGTCTCGTCGGCGGTCTCGGGCAGCTTCAGCGCCGCCCGCAGTTGCGTCACATCCACGGTCTGATCCTGTTTGCTGAGAAGGGTGGTGAGGCTGGTCAAAGCCGGCGTGTTGGTCAGCGCGGCGCGCAGGATTTGCGTCACCCGCCCGGTCTTATCGACGTTGATCACCGGGCTCACGCCGCGGTAGCTGCGATTGGCCAGCAGCTGCTTGCCTGAGGCGTTCCAATCCACGCGGCCCCAAATCCCGTCGGCGCGCGATTGCAGCTCCACGATCCAGCCATGCGCCGGCGCGTCGCCGCCGGTCTTCATGGCGTGATCGGTCGCGTGGTTCACATCCAGCGTCAGCGCGCCGTTGGCCATGCTGGCGGCGATCACCGCCGCCGCATCGGTCAGCTTCCAAGGCCCGCGCCCATCGGCGGCGCGGAACGTTCCCGCTGGCACCAGGTGCAGCCATTCAACGCTCGCGTCGATCGCGCCGGCGTGGCCGGCAGCAGTCGGCAGCGTGAAATACAGAGTGACCGTGTTCATCCACGGCGAAATTGCCCTGCGGTGCGGCGTGGCGTTTACCCTAGCAGGTGCTAACCCGGATCACCCGCCACGGCCGCCGCTGGCGGGCGCGCCCGCCGGGCCGCTCCCATCGGGCGGGCGGCTGCTCTCAGCCCGCTCTCAGGCTTGCCCAGGGCCTCTTATTCGCCGTTCGCGCCCCAGCTGGCCGCCGCCGGAACCGGCCCGCCCAGCGCGTGCGCCATGTAGTCTTCGGCGACCTCCACCAGCATGGTTTCATCGTCATGACCAAAGCCGAGATATGGCCGCGCCGGAATGGTCACCTGGCGCGCCCAAACCAGCCGATCGCCAATGCGGAAGATCAGCGCCGGCGCATCCTTCGGTTTGATGGTGGCGCCAAACTGGTGCACGGCGGCATAGACCTTGTTGCTGCCCACCGTCACCTCGCCGGCCTCGACCTCGCTGGTGATGCTGCCCATCAGGCCGCCGCTCATGCCCTTCTCGCGCAGGATCCCCGGGCCGGTCTTCTCGGCCTCATAGGCCGGCATCAGTGGCGCCCAGGGGTTTCCGTCCGGATCGTGCTCGCCCATGAACCGATCGCGCACGTTGCGCGCCAGGCCAAATCCCATCGCCGCCAGCAGCGGCCCCGGCTCGGCCGCCAGCGCGCGCAGCTTGCTCAGCGCCTCGCGAACATCGGCGTCGTCGAAGGTGAAAGTCAGCGCCGCGCCCGTCATTCCATCTCGCCTTTTCGCTGACAACGCTGTAGCATGGTCCGGTAGCCGGGACCACGAAACGCTGTACTGGCCTGTATATCGCGCAAGCGCCTACTTGAGGGATGTGGCGTATCCCCCCGGCTACAGATGCCCCTGCAATAGCTTGTAATTCGGCCGCCCCAATTCGGAGCGCGGCACCAGGCCCGCGCTGCGCACAGTATTCACCAGCGGACGCTTGTCGTCGATCTTCATGTGCAGCCGCCCCACCGCTACGATCACCTTGGCCAGCCGTCCCTGCGGATCGTTCGGCACAGGAAACACGAAGATCAAATCCCCGTTCTGGTCGCGATCGTCACGCAGGATCGCCTGGGGCTGGGCCAGCAGCTGCGGCAGCGCCAGCAGCTCGGCCAACGGCAGCGCATTGCTCTTCGTGTCGCGCACCATGTGCGCCAACTGTGCCGCGTTAATCAGGATGCTGCGCGGCGCATCCTTCGGGATCGTGCGCACCACCAGGTCGGGCAGCCGGCCGATCGACCACACCGTTCCGTCCGGCCGCTTCGCCTCGCTGACCTTCTGCACCCAGTCGCCGTACGTCATGCCCGGCTGATGCACCGGCCGCTTGCGTGGCCTGTCCTGCTGTGCTGCGCCTGGGCTCGGCGCCGGTTCCGGCGCCGGCGCAGTCACCGGCGAGGCAAGGCCAGGGGCTCTGCCCCCCGCTGTTCGAGCACCTGACTTTTGCGGCGCCGGCTCGAACGCATCGCCGCCCGGCTTCAGCACGCTCGTGTCATGCGGCACCGGCCCCTGCCAGGCCTTGCCCACATTGTAGTCAAACCCTGGATCGATCCCCACCGGCACCTGGTGCGTCTCGCCGGTGTGCTTGTTCACCCATGGCCGCGTCTCGATCGGTGGCGCTGTGTCGGGTCCATCCTTGCCCAGTCGCGCCAGCTCGCGCCGCATCATCGGCCGCACATGGCAGCCGCAGCGCCAGCCGTTCGGCGGATAATGGGTGTTCCACCATGGATCGTCGGCGCGCAGCGTCAGCCCGTTCCACGCCAGATGCTGCAGCCGAGGATGCCGGCTGCCGCTGTGCACGTATTGCCAGTAGGGGAACACCTCCAGCGTGCCGGGCGCCGTCATCTGCGCGTAGCGGCCGGCCGAATAGGCGGTCGAGAGATTAGTCTCGTAGATGATCTGCGCGCGCCAGGCGGCCGAGCCGTTATGCACCCAGCCGTGCTTGGCCACGATCGCATCGAACTGCTTGCGGAAATCCCGCAGCGTGGTGCCCTTGTCGATCGCGCGGATCACCTCGGCGTGCAGATCGTCCACCAGCGCCTGGCTGGATGCGCCGGCCACCATGAAGCTGCGCGCATGCGCCTGCTTCCACACGTCGGTCCAGTGTTCGCTGGTGACCGCCACCTTCTCGCGCAGAAAGTCGATCGCGTCCTTTGGCTTTAACCCCAGCGCGGCGGGAACGATCTGTGGCATCGCCGCAGCCTAATGCGGCCGCAGCTCGTCCAGCAACGCCGCCTGGCCCACCAGCTCGGCCATCGCCATGCCCTGCTGCATGGCCTTCGCGAATGCCGACGGATCCAGCTGCAGCTCCGACAGCCGATGCGCCAGATCGTGCAGGCTGTCGGCCTGGTCGAACACCGCGCGCACCTGTTCCGTCATGCCGGCGAGCGCGCTTTGCGCATCGGCCGCCAGATTGTCGGTCAGCCGCTCCACCACCTCGGGCGGGATTTCGCCGGTCTGGCGCGTCAGCAGCCGCGTCAGCAGCTTCCGGCTATTCTGCTCGGGCACCGGCGCCTCGATCACCTTGGGCGGCGCCACGGGCGGCGCTGGGGGCGGCATCAGCGTCTCCTCGCCCGCATCCGCCGGCGTCAGCTGCAGCCGGCTCATGATCTCGTCCACGCGCGGTCGCAGCCCCAGCGGCACCATGTTCACCACACCGGCGATCACGTCATTCAGCGGCACCTGATCCTGGCGGCCGATCCGCAGCACCGGATAGCGCTCCTGCGGGCCGAAGGTCAGCGCGATCATCGGCTGCACGATCTGCCGCGTGATGCTGGTGGCCAGCAGCCCGGCGTCGAATTTCTCCACGTCGTCTTCGATCTGCCGGTGCTCGCGCCCCACCGCATGGCCGCCGGCGATCGCCTCGGTGCCCGCGGTGCTGCCCAGCACCAGCTTGCTGACCTCGCGGTTCAGCCAGTCCGCCCGCTTCAGATACAGCTCGCTGCCGGCGTTGCGCTCGCTGTCTTTGACGAACTCGATTTCCATGGATTTCGGAATGATCGCGCCCACGTCGCCGGCGATCGTGCTCACCGCGCGCCACAGCACGTTGCGATCGGTATCCGATGCCTCCGGCCCATACCGCCCCACGCGGATCGGGAAGCCATAAGCCTGACAGAATACCGCCCAATCCTTGATGTTGAAGGCCGAATACATCCACAAAAACGCCACCTGGCGCGTCAGCCCCCCGCGCACGATGTTGCCGGATTTGCTGCGGTGCGCGTGCACCAGGAATTTCAGCGGCGCCAGATCCACGAAGCCCGCGCCGGTGCGCAGCCAGATGGTGCGGCCGTCCTTCCAGGAAATCTCGAAAAACCGCTGCGGCCGATATTCGATGTGGCTGGGCGCGCAATAGCCGGGCCGCTGCTCCCACAGTATCTCCAGCGCGGAAAATCCTTTGCCCACGGCATCCATGATGTCGAACATCGCGCCTGCCAGCACGTCGCTGTCGATCCAGTCGCGCACGAAATCCGCGTGGGTATCGTATTCACCGCCGCCGCGCGCCGCCTCGATCGTGAGCGGCAATTGGCTCACCTGGCGTTTCCGCTTGGACAGCACCGAGCCGTAGTGCGAAAACAGCTCCTCGATCTCCTCGGCCAGGATGAACCATTCCTGGCTGCTGCCGTCGTCGGCCGCGCGCACGATCGATCCCAACCGCCCGGGATCCATGCCGAACGCCATGTGCCCGGCGAACGGCGGCCGGCTGGCGATCGCGCTCGGCGGGCTGATCTCCTCGCGCATCTGCGCGATCACCGCGGGCGATACCGGCTGCCCGAACTGATCCAGAAGTTGGCGCATGGTGGGTTTATCGGCCAAATGCGCCTCCACGGAATGCCGGCAGGATCGACCGCCCCGGCGTGCGGCGGTCTTCCTCGGCCGCGCGCGAACGATCGCTCCAGCGCCGCCCGGCCGAGCTGCTCAGGCCGGCGAAATCATCCGCCGCCTTCACCGGCGCGGCACGATATTCATATTCCTCCGGCTCCATCCGGCTCGCCGCATAGGCCAGGCAGGCGGCGATCGCCGCGTCGCCGTGCCGCGGCTGCTTGTCGTCGGACAACCGGCGCTCGGGAATGCGCGCCACGCCGCGCACCAGGCGCAGCATGCGCAGATCGTCCTGCACCTCGATATCGGCCGGCAGCGTCATCATGCTGTCTTCAAGTGCGGCTTTGAACGGCGGCATGTTTTCACGATACCACGGCTCGTTCAGCATCAGCGCCTGGATGCGCTCGCCGTATTTTTGCATCGCCACCTCGGCCAGGTAGCCGCCGTTGCCGGTTGCATCCAGCACGCCGGCGCGGAACCGCGGCGTGCGATCCAGGATGAAGAACAGTATCTGGCGCTGCTGCTCGTAGGGCACGTTGCGCAACTCCACCACGATGCGCGTCCGCCGCACCAGGTCGCGGCAGATCGCCAGCAGCCACAGCACCGTCAAATCGCGGATGCGCCCGAAATCCTCGCCCAGCGCGTGGGCCTCGCTTGGGCTCAGGCAAGCCAGCAGCGGCGCCAGCTCCTCGTTGCACCAGTCCAGCACCGTTGCCACCCGCAAATGCTCCGCCCACAGCGCAAAGCCCGGCGGCGATGTCCAGCGCAGTACGCTTACGGACTTGTCGACCCGCGCATCCAGCAGCGGCCCCGGCAGATAGGCGCCGGTGCTGGGGTTCGGGATCACGTCCAACTCTTCGTCGGCGTTGTCTTTGTAGATCGCCCGGATTTCCGCGACCCAGTTGTCTTGCGCCGCCGGCGACCACGGCAGCCCGCGCGTCAGGCAGATGCGCTGATACAGCCCTTGCTCCAGCGCTTCATCGAACGTCAGCCGCAGCACCTTGCCGCGCCGGCGGCCGGCGCGGATATCGGTGATCAGCGTGTTGAACGGGTTGGTCTCGCCGTTATGGGTGGAGATCACCACCACCTTGCCGCCCCAGATCAGCAACGCCAGCGCGGCCTTCAGCACCTCCTCCAGGTCATCCATGAAGGCGGCCTCATCCAAGATCACCAGACCCTGCTTGCCGCGCAGCGCACGCGGCACCGATGGCAGCGCCACCGTCTCGAAGCCGCTGGCGAACTTGATGCGGAACACCTGGATGTCGCGCTCGGGGTGATCAGGGTCGCTGAACACGCCCTCTTCCACGTCGCCGGCGAGCATCTGGAACTGCTTGGCGAAGCTGCCCACGTAGTCGATGAACTCGCGGGTCATCTCCTTTTCGTAGCCCATATACAGCACGTCCTGGCCGCCGCTGATCCGCTCGGCCGAGGCGGTCGCCGCCGAGATCGCCCCCATCGCCCAGCTGAACCCGGTGCGCCGGCTCTTCTCCACCACCACCAGCTGATGCTCGTCGATGGCGCGCCAGAGCTGCTGCTGATACGTCAGAAAGACGTCGGGCAGACCGGTCAGAGAAGTGGTTGAGAGCGCGGTGGAAGTCACTGTTCAGACTTCCATAGAACCGGTTGCACATCGTTCGGCACTCGGTGCCGGCCGCGCGCCATCGGATGGATCGGCGCGCCTGCGCTGGTCAGTCCGAAGACATACAGGTTGGGCCAAGGCGCCTCGCCGGTCGTGATCTCCTCGATGACGTGGTCCACCCAAAGCTCATCGCGCGCGATCGCACCCCAGCAAGCGACTACAAGGGCGGCGCGCTTGGCTTCACGAGCGACGATATCGACGTTCTCCAACAGCACGTCGCGCGTGCCCCAGTCAGGCCCATGGCTCTGCCAATCTGCCCAACGACGCACCGCTTCTGGCTTGCTCGTGCGCAATGGATAGAGGTTCACCCCAACTAAGCCGCCGAACCCCCAAGCGCGCGCAAAATGCATCCAGCGGGTGCAAGTCATATCATCGCGCACCTCGTCCGCTTCCGCGGGATTGTGCCCGATAAAGCAAACCTGCGGCCGATCATCCCACCTGCGCTCCAGCGTGAACCGCAGCGTGCGGCTGCGATCGAAGGTGGCCCGGCGGCGGATCAGCAGATCACTCACTGCTTTCGCCCTCGCGCACGAGGCGCAGCACCGGCGCCGGATCCATCACGCCGAGCAATCGGTAGGCCGCGGACCCTCCCTCAGCGATGAAGGTCTGGAACAGCACCGCGACGGAGATCACGTGCGTCTGCTCCGCCGCCATGTTTTCGCCGGCTCGCATTGGCCGGACTGATGCGACCGCGTGCCTTAGCGCTTCGCAGCGAATTTCCTCCGCATCCATCACAGAAGGTCCGCGATGCCGGCCGCTGCGCCGAAAAAGCCCGCCAGCGCCTCCAGCTGATCGGGCGCCAGCAACAGCGTCATGTTCACCGTTTGCGCACCGAGCAGCTGCACCGATAGCTCCGGCTGCGCCAGTCCAACGTCGGTCCGCAAGCTCACCTGCAGGGAGCTTTGCCCGCACGCGCCCTCATGCCAGGCGCCGACGTGGTCCAGCGAAAGACTGAGCAGCTTCTCGGCCATTGCCCTATGCTTTCGAAGAGGTCAAAGACGCCGTCGCCGCAAAAAACTGCCGCAGCTCACCGAGCTGCTCGTCTGTCAGCGATACCTTGATCAGCTTCGCCGGCGCGCCGCGCATCTCGACCACCAGCAGCTTCTCCTGCATCGTCGGCTTCACATACACCGTCATGTCCGCCAGCTCGGTCTGGCCGCCGCGCCACAAGCCCACACCCGCAATCGTCACGCTCTGCGGCAGAGCGAGCTGCATTTATTTGCCCACCCCAAAGATGCTCTGCTTGATCGCGTTCAGCGTCTCGCCGGTGATCCCGCGCGCCTTGGCCACCGTCTCCACCGCGGCGGCCGCGGCGGTCTTCGTGCGCTCCTCGGCGCGCTTCTCGGCCGCGGCGACAAATTCGATGTTGCTCTTCGATGCGCGCGCCAGATGATCCATCGCCTTGGCGATCGCCTCGATGCCCTTGGGATTGCCGGCCAGCGCCGCCTTGCCGCTCTCGTCGATCCCCTCCAGGTCGCCGTCGGCGTGGCTCATGAACAGCTCCAGGATGGCGCCGTTCAGCAGCTCCACGTTCATCTGCGCAACTTCGCTCACCTTGGCGTCGCCCACGGTGCGACCGAGCTGCTCGGCCATCATCCGCGACATGCGCATGCGCTCGGCGATCTTATCCATGCCCTTGATGTGCCGCCCCAGCGCCGATCGGCTCGGCGCCCGGTCATACAGCTCCACCAGGTGCTCGCGGATTTGATCGATCGTCCAGCCGTTCTGCCGCAGCTTGCCGATTGTGCTGCGGATGTCCTCGGGCAGCTGGTCGATCGAGCTTGGGCGCGTCATCAGCCCAGCTCGCGATCCGCAACGCCGATGTGCTGGCGCCCGCGCGCCACCGCGGATCCCGCATCGGTGAGCGTGGCGATCCAGATATCGTCGCCGTCATCGGCGAGCTTATCGATGCGCACCAGGCCGTGCACCTCCAGATAGCTCATATCCGCGCGCACCAGCGCCCGATCGGCCACATCGATCTTGCGCTCGATCACTGCGCGCAGCGCAGCATCGTTCGCCCGGTTGCCCGGCGCGATGAACAGCACCTCCAGCACCTTGCGCCGCCGCGCCTCGGCCAGCAGCTGGCTATAGCTCATCGGTCTTTGTCCTGCAGCTGCGCGCGCGTCAGCAATTGCAGCTGGGTGAAGGTGCGCTCGCCGCTTTCCACCAGCCCGCGCACCGAGGCGCTCAGACCGGCGATATTGGTGCTCAGCTCGCCCACCTTGTCCTCGGTGCGCCGAACATCCTCGCGCGTCGGCAGCGTCAGAAACTTCTGCTCCAGGTTGCTCAACCGGTGCACCATGTCGCGATGATCCTTGTGCAGGCCCTCAATTTGACCGACGTTTTCATTGTGAAGCTGCATGACTTTGTCGCGGGTGAAGAAATCCCCGCCCAGCTTTGCGCGCAGGCTGAAATACAGCAGCGTGCCCACAAAGGCGGCCACCGCGGTAAACGCGGCCCAATCCTCCCAGCTTTGCGGCATCCAGCTCATGGGTTCTCCATTCATCGGCACAGCCGTTCCGTCGCTTCCTGGCACATGAAGCAGAGGCAACAGCCCGGCAGTGCGATGCGGCGACGTTCGTCAATCTCCCGCCCGCAGCGCAGGCAATCGGTTCCGGACTGCGTCAGCGGCGCATGCCGCTGCAGCAGGCTCAGAACACCCTCGCGCAGCGCCTCTTCGGCCTCCTGCGCCTTGTCCACCACGTCCATGCGCTCGGCCGTTCACACGCCGCTCAGGAGGCGGTAGCGGGCGCTGCAGCCGGCGCGGCACTCGGTCCCGCGGTCGGCAGCGTGGCCACGATCACCGCCAGCGCACCCACATCGGCGGTCAGCTTTGCAAAGAAGCTGCTGGTGGCCGCGTTCGCGGTAATCGCCACCTGCAAGGCGGCGAGATCGGTCGGGATCACCGCCTCCAAACGCTGAATTTCACTCACCGTCGCCGGCTGGCTGCACACCTTGGTCACCCCCGGCGTGCCGCACGTCGGCAGCGCGATATAGGCGTTCCCTAGCGCTGTGGAGATCGTATAGCCGGCCTCCACCGCATTCAGCTGATCCTGCGGCGTGGTGCCTGCGCACCCCGACAGGCCGCCGCCCAGCAGGCAGAACGCCAGCACGATGCCCAGCGTCTTGCTCACCGGCGCCGTCACGCCGGCCGCAGGGCTCTTGGCCGGCAGGCTCAACGAAACTGGCTGCGTCGTCAGCTTGCGCAGCACCAGGTTCATGAACCCGATGCCCGTCATCACCAGCTCCGCCTGGGTCTGCGCATCCAGGACGAAATTGTGCGAGGCGAGCCAGACGCCTGCCGGCGTCACGATCACGTTGGCCCAGAAAGTCTTCGAGACCAGAAAGCTCTTGGCTTTCGTCTCGACCGCCGTTTCGATCACATCAGACACAGATGCAGCCTCCCTTTTTACCAGCCACGGGTGTTGGCGTCTTCGTCGCGCTGGCGGAAATAGGTGTCGAAGTCCCGCTCCATCGCGGGCTTGTTGCCAGCCAGCTCGATCACGCCATGCAGGTTGCGCTTGATATCGGTGACCGGATCGAAGCCGTGCCGGATCAGGATGTCCCAGCGGCCCTGGTAGTGCCGCTTGGCCTTCTCGCCATGGTACCAGTGCTCAACGGTGCCCTGCACAAAGCCAAGATTGCCCTGCACGTATTTGAACGCGCGCTCGCACCAGGCGCGCACCACGGCCTGATAGCTGGCGCTCGTCTGCCCGTGAATGGCGCCGGCGTTGATGTTGCCGATGAACGCCATCGCCATCTGATGGTCGCCCGCGCCGAGGCCAGACGCCTCGATCAATCCGCCGATATTGTTCAGCACGTCGCGTCGGATCGCCCAAGCGTAGCCGGGATGCGGATAAGAGTAGGCGTCGTGCGCGGTGCCGGTCTTATAGGCGCGCACCGCGCCCTCGCTGCGCCACGCCTTCGCGAAGCCCATCTGCACATGCGCGCCGTTTTGCTGCATCGGCTCGCCGGCTGGGCCCAAATCCAGCGTTTCGCTCCACGGCTGCACGACGGCGTATTGCTGCAGCGAATGCACGGTCTCCGCGGCCCAGTTCGGGTTACGGAACTCCACGTCGGCATCCACCCAAGCAACGTAGCGGGCGTCGTCAGGCAGCCCGCGCAAGCCCAGGTTGATCAGGTTTTCTTTGTTCCAGGCGAGGGTATCGGCCCGCACGCCGGTGTAGGTCACCGCCGCGTCGCCGCTCAGCTCGAACGGCCGACTGCCCAGCGCGCATTCCACCACATGCAGCTTCACGCCGGCGGCGAGCATCTGCGCGCGAAAGCGATTGTAATGGTCTATCCGCGTCTTCCAGCGGATTGGGTTATAGATCGCGGTGACAACGTGCAGCATATCAGCCCGCATCGACGGCGCTCCAAACATCATGCATCGGGGGGCGCACCAATCCGCGTTTCGAAATTCTGCACGAATTCCTCCACCGTGCCGGCGCCTGCATCGGTGTTGTAGTATTTCTTCCAGTAGGCGCCGAGTGCGGGCATATCATCCGCCGCCGGCAGCGCCTCTTCCACCAGCCAATACTTCAACCGGCACAGAGCCGCGGCATAGATCAGGTTAGTGGCGATCTGGCTCAGCGGCCCAGGATTAGGCGCCAACAGCTTCTGCAGCAACGTCCACCGGATCATGGAGCGCTCACTCACCTGGCGCACCACGTCCACCGCCGTGCCCGGCTCGATCTGCCAGAAGCTCAGAGCCGGCCCGGACGGATATTGCGCAAGATAGGCGCCGCCGGTTTCCTGAGCCGCCGTGCCCAGCAGCAGATTACGGGCCGCCCCACCGTCCAGATTGATCGCCGTCAGCGCCGGAATAATGACACGGCTGCGCAGCTGGTCCAGGATCGGTGTCTTGATCGCCATAGACCCTGTATGGCGTGCACAACCGCGGGCTGATTACCCTAGCAACTGCACACCGCGCCGCTGCTTACAGCGGCAGCCGCATCTGCTGGATTTGCGCCGCCTGGCCGCCGCGCGCGGCGCGTTCCCGCGCCAGTCGTTTCGTGCGCCACACGGTGTCTATCCCCACGTTCAGCCGGCGCGCAATGGCGTCCGCCGAAAGCCCGCGGCTGAGATAGATCAGCACCCGCCAGCGCTTGGCCAGCGGGATCGTCAGCTTCGTGCCGCCATACACTCGGCTCAGTGCGCCCGCCGCCTCGTCGCCCAGCAGGTCGATCATGCCGGCCGAGGGCTGCATGCCCACGTTGATGCGCGTGCCGCCATACGCCTCCACCAGCGCGAGTAAACCCGCATCGCCCACCACCTCGGCAAGCTCCGCGAATTCCGCCGGCGCGGGGATGGCAGCGGCGTCGTTCACCGGCCGCCGCACTCCAGCCGCCGCAGCGTCATCGCGCCCAGCGCCGTCAGGCGAACGCACGCGAAGGTGCCCATCCGGCATTCGAACGCGGCCGGCACCTGATCCACCACGCCCAATTTGATCATGCGCGCGATCATCGCGTCTTCCGCGACCGTCGCCGGCGTCAGATACGCCGCCCGGATCGGCCGATAGATCGTCAGCGGCAGCCGCTTCAAAAATCTTAGCTCGGCAACAGCGTCGGGAGCAGCCGGCGCGCGCGTCATCGCTGGTCTTCCGCCGCCATCAGCTCGGCAAAATGCGCCGCCAGCTCGCCGGCGGCCACCAGCAGCTCCTCCGCGCTCACCAGACGCCCGCGCCTGGCGCCGAAATCCCGCGCGTGGATCTTGGTCGCCGACAGGAACAGGCTTGCGCTGGCGCAATTGCGTTCGAAGCTGTCATGCGCAGCTGTCAGCCGCACATGCAGCAGCATATCGCCGGCTGCCCGCGTATCGCTCAGGATTTGCAGCGCCAGGTCGCTGGTCATGGCGCGTCCACGCGGGCCTGGTGCCGCCGGATCGCCACCAGCACGGTCGTATGATCGCGGCGCAGCAGCCTGCCAATTTTCGGCAGGCTCCAGCCCATCTCCCGCCGCACCCGCCACGAAGCCTCGTCGCGCGCCCGCACCACCGGCGCCCGCCGCGAGTAGCCATAAATCGCGCTGTCCGGCAGCCCGTGCGCCGTCGCCACCTCGTGCACGATCGCGATCGCACTCATGCCCGCACCCCGAAAATGGTGCGCCCCAACTGCGTCAGCGCCAGGTCGCAGAAATAGCCCGCGCCGCCTTTGCTCGCCGCATCTGGCTTCATGCTGATCAGGCCCTGGCGCTGCAGCCGGCCCGCCTGCGCGATCACCGCCGCTTCGCGCGAGGTCACCCGCAAATTCTTGCCATCAGCCACGAAGATCTTGCGCGGCAGCGTCGCCACGAAATCCCGGTCAGTCAGCCCGCCGAAGATCGCGGGCGAGCGGCGCCGCGCGGTGATCTTAACCATCCGCCGCCTCCATCTGCTTCGCCCGCTCGCGCTTGCTCCACGCCTTCAGCGCCTCCGTCACTTTCCCGGCCTGCGCCACATCCAGAAAATTCGGGTCATCCACGCCGGTCTGCCGCTTCACGAAACTGCGCAGCGCGGTGCGGGAGGGATCGCGCAGCAGCGGCGCCATATCCTTCCAGATCGCGAAAACCTTGCGCACGTGCAGCTTGTCGCTGATCACCACCTTCGGCTTCGCGGCGAAGCCCAGCCGTTTGAACTCGCGCATCACCGCGTCCAGCTCGGCCACCGTCATCACCCGCGAACTATCCTTGCCGGTGATCCGCTTCAGGATCGCGCGATAGCTGTCATCGGTCAGCGCCATCTGCCGCTGCGCCACGTGCAGCTTGCGGATCAGCCCGGTTTTTTCCACCGAATGCGCCATCAGTCGCGCCCCGCGCGGGCCAGCGCCGCGGCAAACGCACCAAAGATGGCGCCCGCGGCGAAAATCAGCACCGCCGCCAGCATGGTTATCGCGCCCATGTCAGTGTCACCCCGCTGTTGGGAAGCCGCTTCACCGCCAGCCACACGGTGCGATCGGCGGCGATCGCCAGCAGCGCATCGCCCGTCGCAATCTCGCGTGAATGCGGGTTCAAAAAGCCCGGCCGCAGCATGTCGCGCAGCCGCATGCCGTGATCGCAATATTGCCACACCGTGTGGTGCAGGCTGTAATTCAGCGCGGATAGGTTGCGCAGCACGAAGCCCGGTGCCGTCGCCAGCGCCGGGTAAATCTCGTGCCCAGGCTTCGGTTCCACCAGCGGCAGATGCCGGCTTGAAAACCGTCGCGACATCAGCCCGGCCCCTCGGTCACCGCGCGCGCGTCGTGTTCCACGTAGGCGCGGCCGACCATCTTGCCCTCAGGCCCGGTGAACAGCGGCACGCTGGATGGCACGTAGTTCAGTGCGCTGATGCCGTTCACATACCGCGCCAGCGCGCCGATCGCCTGCACTACGGTTTCCTGGCTGGTGCCGCTATCGTCGATCTCGATCTCGATCCGCAGCTTCATGCGAGCGTCTCCTGCTGTGCCGGCGTGATGAAGATCGCCATCCCCAGCGTCCGACGTTTCATGTTGATGGCGAACAGCGGCGGATCGTCGCCCAGGCCAGCCTTGCGGCCCCATTCCGCCGCTCTCGCCGCCGTCACGCGCTCGCCCAGGATGAACCGCGGCGCGCCAATCCGCAGGCAGTAGCTGTTCACCCGATCCAGATCGCTCGGGTCGATCGTCAGCCCCTTGCGCTGCAGCCACCCACGGATCTGATCCAGATCGGCCACGATCGCCTTCGGCGGCGGTGCCGGCACGGCGGCCGGCATCCGCGGAATGGCGCGCGGCCGCTCAAACGCTTGGAGCGGCCGATCAAACGGATGCGGCGCGGGTGCCAGCGGGACCGAAGCTGGCGGCTGCTTAGCCTCGGCTACGTCAGCCGTCGGCGTTTCCACCACAGCCGCCTCACTCGAAAGCGCGTTGAGAGTGGTTTCAACTGGCGCCACCGGCGGCGGGACTCGCCGCCGCGTCGGCGTCCGCAAACCCAGCCGGTTCATTTTGTGCCGCACCGCCCCGGCCGAAACCGCCGGCCCCGGCAGCGCATTCAGCTCCGCGCGCACCATCTCCAACGCCGTGCCCGCCGGCCGCCGCTGCAGCAGCGCGAGCCGCTCGGGCGTCCACGCCTCCCCCATCGCGGCGTGGCGGCGCACGATGCCTTTCTCGCGCTTCAGCCTCCACCATCGCAGCTGCACCGATTTCAGCGTCAGCACCGGGCCCGGCAGCGCGTTCAGCGCCCCGTGCAGGTTCGCCATCCCCATCGTGCCGCCCAGCTCGGCGAGCATGTTCAGCCGCTCCCGGCTCCACGGCACCTCCGGCGGCGGCGCCAGCTCCCCCGCGGCCATCCGTGCGGCATGCAGGCTCTTGCTCAGCGCATCCAGCTCGGCGCGCAGCGTGGCGATCGCGCGCTCCACCAACGGCAGCACCGCAACCATCCGCTCCGCATCGTGCGCCAGATGCGCGCTCATGCGCCGCCTCCCAGCACCACCAATTTGCGCAACCGCGCCCGGTGCGCCCGGCTCAGACCCTGCTCTCGCGCCAGCCGCGGCCGCTGCGCATCCCGTTCCGCCTCCATGTTGCGAATGATCGCGCCGACGAATTCTGCAATCCGCCGCAGCGAAGCCGCCTCGTCGAACAGTCTGTCACGCGATCCCGCATCGTTCAGATGCCGCGCGCTCACCACGCAATCCGCCGCCCGCAGCAGCAGCTCATTTTCCGCCGACGCCGCCAGGCTCAGCGTCTCCTCGATGCGCGGGTTCATGCCTCAACTCCTTTCCCGCGCCCCAAATCCTCATTGTTCGAAAGCCGCGCCCAGCTGGCCTGGATGTGCGTGTGCAGCAGCTCGCTGCCGTCGGCACTCGCCAGCTTGTGGGCCAGCCGCAGCGCCTTCGTCATCAGCCGCAGCGTGCCTGGCTTCTGCGCGATCGCGTTCAGCGTGCCGCGCTGCTCGCGGTCTTCCACACCCCACGCATCCAGCAGCGTGCCAACATCCGCCGGCATCGGCCGCAGCCGCTGGATGCGCATGCCCACGCGGCTGGTCAGCTGGGCAAAATGCGTGCGCCCGCCACCGGAAATTCGCGCCACGATCGTCTCGTTGCCCACCAGTCCCACGCCGCAGCCGGCCGCATCGTGCAGCGTGCGCAGCTGATCCAGCGCCATCGGCAGCAGATGCTGCGCCTCGTCGATCACCAGCAGCGCCTTCGATCCGCGCACCTTGCGCGCGATCTCGCTGGAAAGCCGCGGCGCCGAAACGCCAGCCGTCGCGAACCCCATGGATCCCGCGATCAACTCCAGCAGCGACCGCGCCGAGCCGCCGCACGGCTCCGCCGTCACCATCCACACATTCGGGTTGCGGCTCTGATAGCGGGTCGCCGCCATGGTCTTGCCCAGGCCCGGCGCGCCGATTACCAGAACCATGTCTGGCATGTATTGCGCATGCTCCAGCGTGGTCATGAACAACTCGGCCGACGGCGTCTCGGTGAACCCCGGAGCGTCCGGCATCGATGCCTGCACGCGCGAACGCTTCGGCCGGCTCTCCAGCCAGGTCAGCACCCGCGCGCCCAATTTATCCAGGTCGCCCTCGTAGGTGCCGCCCAGCCAGTTGGTGAACGTGCCGTAAGCGATCCCGCTCTCGGTCGCGAGCTGCTTCTGGTTCAGCCGCTCCCCAGCCTGGATATCCCGCACACGCTGTCGCAGCGCGGCGTGATCCGCCGCCGCTGTAGCCAACTCGGTATCCGTCATGATAACCCTCTCTGTGTTGTAGCAGTCACCTCCGGCGGCGGAGGTGTTCAGACCTCCGCCGCCTCCTCCCGCACCAGCCGCAGCTTCGCGTTCGCGCGCAGAAACAGCCGGTCCGTCTCGCTCAATCCATCGTCGGCAGCGATCTCGTCAGCAGCCTCGATCACCGCGGCGCGCGCAGCGCTGCCCTGGGTAATCAGCCGCACAATTTTGGCCTCGGGCGCCGGCTCCGGCGCCCGCTGCACGCTGTCCAACAGCGCCGCGCACGTCTCGATCGACATGCCGCGCTCCAGCTCTGAAACCGTCTTGGCGGCCCGCATGTAGGCTTTGCGATTGCGCGCCTGCTCCTGCGCCGCCGTCACACTGTTGAAGCCCACATCGGCCACACAGGGCGCCGCACACAGAAAGCGGCCGTCCAGCGTATAGACCTTCAAATCGTCATGCAGCCGCTGCGGATCGAACCGCACGGTCACCCGCTTGCCCATCAGCTGCACCAGGTCTTCGCACCAGTAGCGGTTGTTCATCAGATGCAGCGCCGCATCGGGCTGCCGCACAGTCAGCACCTCGCCCATCAGCAGCCAAAGCTGCCGCTGCATCGCCGTGGCCTTCTTGATCTCGCCATCGCGATAGCTGCCGTCGAACGCCTGCCGGAACGATAGCTTGCCGCCGCACACCTGGGTTTTCCGCCCGGTGCGCGAATTATGCTCCACCACCTGGTCGGCGATCACGCGCATCAGCTCATCCAGGCTGACCGCGCGCGTCCCATAATCAGCCGGCTTTTCCCGCACGTTCGGCCCGGTATAGGCCCCCGCTAGCCGCACATCGCGACTGATGCTGTCGCCAAAATCCCGCCATGACCGCTCGATCGGCTTGGATTGCCCCGAATAGGGCGTCACAAAATGCACTTCCACGCCCAACGTGCCCATCACGCCGATCGGGTCGTCCAGGTTCGCCTTGAACCGGAACCGTCGCTTGGCGCCCCCGGATATCCATTTGGAGGCAAAGGCCCGGCCGTTATCCAGGTAGCAGTGATCCGGGATGCCGAATTCTTCCACCAGATCGCCAAACGCGAGCCTGATCATTTCCTTGTTTTCGGAACGGTCGATCCGCCAGCTCAGGATCATGCCGCTGTAAAGGTCCTGGAAGGCCATCAGCATCGGCCGCCCCACCGTGCCGTCGTCCCATTTCACGAATACATCCAGCTGGTGCCCGTCCGCGCACACCGCCTCCAGCGCGCGGAACACGCCCCGGTCGCGCCGCTGCGCCGGATACATCCGCTTCAGCTGCTCCGGCCCCTGCTGCGCCATCACCCGCGCCTGCAGCGGTATCTTCTCGATCCGCCGTTTCAGCGTGCGCGCGCACGGCACCACCCACCCTTTGCCCTCGCCAACCCTTTTGACGCTGCGATAGCAAGTCTCGAACGACTGGTGCCCAGGCCGCAGATACAGCGCCTTGAGCATGTCCCACGCTTCTGGCGAACAGTCGGCTTCGGTCCCCACGCCGATCCGCGCCTCGATCAGGTGCGCGACCCAATCGGCACGATCGACATGCTTCACCCGCGCGATCCACGAATAAAGTGCGGAGTGCCCAACCTTGAAATCGGCGCACACGCTCTGCACCGCAGGCTCGCTCAGCCAACAGACCGCCAGCTTGTCGTAATAGGCCACCACCGCCGCAAGCCGCTGCTGCGCCTTGCGCCGCTGCTTCTCCGAAACCTGGTTGAACCGCACCCAAGCCGCGTCGCGATCCATCGCCACGCGCGTATCCACCACCGGCGCCGCCGTATTCGCCTCGCCCCGCAGCCGATGCAGCAACGCACTCTGCGGCGTCTGAGGCAGCACGCTCAAATTGTATTCCACACCGCCGCCACTCGCCTTCCTCAGGCGCCACCAAATCCCCTCTCGGTCTGGACGATTGCAGTCCTCGCGCGCCATGAATTCCAGCACGCACTTCTTGGTCGAGGGGAACGAAGGCAGCTTAAACGCCGCCAATTCCGCCGCTGAAAACCAGGCCCGCAGCTCGGTCATGCCTTCGTAGAGCCCGATCGCGCGCGCATATTTTGGACCGCTAAGTAGGCCTTTTGAGCCGTCTCAAATCGCGCTCTGGCAATTCCCAAAGCTTCCGCCCGGCTGAAATACTCCTGCTCGATCAGCATCCATATCGAACCGATCAGATCGGCGACATCTTCTGACGTCGCCGAGGACATCGACTGTGAAACCTCCTCGGGAGGATCGGGAAGCCGCTCCACGCCTTCACCCGTGAGCAGCCAATCGACTGAAACCCCGCATGCTTTGGCGATTGCCGCGGCCCTGGATCCACGCATCTCGCGGCCCATCAGGTAATTTCCAAGGCTACCGGCCGGGACGCCAGACATTGCCGCTATGGCCCGCACCCCGCCGTTCCGCCAAACAGCGCCCCTCAGCCGCGCCGTGAATTCCTCGTTTTTCATAGCGTTCCCTCCGCCCGCGCCAGTCGCCGCAGCGCCGACGATTGGCTGCGCAGCTCGGCCTCTTTTTCCTGCAAGGCCGCCAGATCGATCAGCCGCAGCCAGCGCCGCTCGATCACGGCCCAGCCCATATCGGCTGCCAGCATTTCCAATAGCCGCCGGTCGCCCGTCGCGTGCAGCAGGGCCATGAACAGCACCACGTTGATCACGTGATCGGCCTTCGCCTCGCTGGCGTAGGTGTCCAGGCTGCTCGCGCGCACCTCACGCCCTAGAAACCGGCTCATTTCCGCAGCCACCTGCGGTCGCGTCTGTGGGTGATCGCGGAGAGACTGCCCGATCGCCTTGGCTATCTTCGATGCCAGCGTCGCGGCTTGCACCACGCGCGGCTCGAACCGCACCACCGGCTCCGGCGGCGTCCATTCCAGCAGATCGGCTTGCTGTGTAGGGGGCTGCCGCGCCACGTCAGGCGCCCTTACCGCGGCTCGGCAGTCCGCCGTTCTTCCGCAGCCACAGAACGAAGGCCTCCCGCTCCTCGGCGTTCGCCAGCTCCCAGGCTCTCGTAAGCCGGGGAAGCTGCGCCGCGGGCGGCCGGGGCAGCTTCGGGAATAGCCGCTGAATTGCCAAAGCCGGCGTCTCAGCGCCGCCCTGCCGCAGCATTTCCTCGACCACTGCAATCTGGCGGTCGTGTTGAAGTCGGGCGATCTGATCGAGCCAGACGCCTTTGGCGGCGATCCTGGTCCCGGACAGCCGATCGCGAACGTTAGGGCTCAGCTTGTTGAACCGCCGCACCGCCAGATCGACTGCCTTGCCGCTGATTTTCAGCCGCTCAGCTACGTCTTCGGCGAAGCTTTTAATTGGGCTAAACTTTAGCCCAATTCCTTTCCGCCGTCCCCGCTTCGCCGCTTCTGGGTGCAAAAGGTCGTACGTCACCTTGCGCCGGGCCAGAAAGATGGCCCGATCCAAAGCGGTCAGCTCGTGCCGCATCAGGTTCTCGTCGATCTCCAGGAGCGTAGCGGTCAGGTCATCAACCGCCTTTTCCACCGCCTTGATCGTCGCCCAGCCGAGCTGCTCGGCGGCGTCGACCCGGTGAGCGCCAGCTATCAACCTGAACCGGCCGCCTTCAACCGGACGCACCTCGATTGGGGTCCGCTGCCCGTGAACGGCGAACGATGCCGCGATCATACCCGCGAAGTCCGGGTCGACTTTGCGCAACCGATCGCTCCGGTCGATTGCACCGATCGGAATTTCGCGGATTTCCATGCCTATACGGCTTCCTGTTTTTGGGGTGTTTCAACGCGGCGCCGTGTCTTACGCTCACCACGATCGGAACGAGGCTTCCGGACCGGTTTGCCTTCCGCGTCGTAGCGGCTGGGCCAGATGTCCTGCGGCCTCATATTGAGGAATGAAGCGATGCCGGCCTGTACTTTCGGCCAAGCCACTATGCCAACGATGGCGACATTCGCTCGGCCTCTGTACCCGAGCAGAATTGACAGCTCCTCCAGAGTGACCCCGCGCATGCGGATGGCAGACTTCACCTGCTCCCAGTGCCAATCGATCGGCTGTCCGCTCATTTCCCTCGTATCCGAGTCCAATGTTCCTTGCTGTTACCCCAACGGCGAGCGTTGGTCCATCAGAAAGTTCGTATCCGGAAACGTTACGGCTGATCGGAACGCAAAAACTCGAATGCGAGGCGCAGTTCCGGCTATAAGTCGCTGATTGCGTTGGTAATTCCATGAAGACGCCCCAGGGAGCCTTATCCGCCGACGACGTAACGCCCTCGGAAGAGAGGGGTAACGTAGACTCCCGCACCTCCCGGCTCCGGTCTGCGATCAAGGCCGCTGGAGGCAGCAAACCCGTCTCCGAAGCTTCTGGCGTGCCTGTCGGCACGATCAGCAATTACCTTCTCGGCCGGGAGATGCGTGCTTCCGCGATGATCGCCCTGGCACGCGCCTGTCGAGTGAATCTGCAATGGCTCGCCACGGGCGACGGCCCGATGAAGGCCTACTCGCTTGGCAAGGTCACCCAAGCGGATGCGATGCTCGTCGGCCCGGCCGGCGTGACCCGTCCCGCGGCGTCTGACGCCGAGGAACAGCCCCCTCTCATCGGCGATGACTTCAGTGCCAACAAGCTCGGCGCCTCAATCGTCATGGCGATGGGGGTCTTTGCCGAACGACTGGACACAGTCGATCCAGGAAACCTGGGCCGGATCGTCGCGCAGATCTACGACACGCTGGTTGGCGAAACCGATATAGCTTCCGCCATACGTAAGGTGGTCGCCCTGCTCGATGCGGCTCGAAAGGAGGCTGAGGATCGCGAAAGGAGGCTGAGAAAAATGTGACTCCAGCCCTACCGCCCGCCTTGACCGGGAACGTCCGTTCCGCCACTTTCAGCCCCGGATCGGAGGTCGCGGATGAACGCTCAGGATGTCCACACAATCACAGATTTGGTGCGGAGCATCGTGCGGGCAAACCCGTCCGTTCAAGACCGTGGCGGCACTTTTCACGCACACTCACAACATGAGTCAAAGCCTGCAGGGATCACTATCAACATCTACCTGCACGCGGCGACGAAGCGTCAGGGCAACCCCAAGCACTCGCCGTCAGTATAGCCGCCTAAGCCATGCGATAGGTCGCTTTTCTTCCGCGTTAATCCACCTTCAACCCCACGGACAGCATACATGAGCAAAAAGATCGGGACTCTGTTTGCCTTGATGGCTCTCGCCGGCGCGGCCACCGGCGCCCGGGCCGACGAAGAGCTCATACCGATTGCGGTCAATGGGAGCTGGGGCGCTGCCGCTCATCACACGTCCGAAACCGCCCCTCCGGACGTTTGCATAGCCATGAGCCATGATGGCCTGGGCTTCCGTTCGAGTGATGACGGCCTCGAAATTCGCATGACCAAGTCTGAATGGTCGTTGCCCGCCAACGTCAGCGGCCAGATCGTGCTGATTATCGGCGCTGATCGCAGCCCTTTCACCGTAGCGGCGAACACCAGCACCATGGTTGATGCGGTTCTTCCTCCGGACCAGGCGCCGGGTCTGCTCGATAAAATCGCAGCAGCGCCGTCAATGACCGTCCAGGTCGGCAGCGCCAAGCCGATCTCCATCGCGCTCGATGGTAGCAAGGTTGTGCTCGCCGCCTTCCGCACGTGTTCAGGCATCGGCGGCGGCAACGGCGGCGGCGAGAACCCCTTCGCCAAATAACCTCGCTCTGAGAGCGCTCTGGGCAGCCTCTGAGAACGTTGCCCAGCCGCCGCGCTCCATCGTGTTGCCCGCCAACACCCTTCCGGTCTTGGCTGTCCAAATGCGTCGATCATCACCGCTTTCCGGACAGCCAAATCACCTATCGCGGTCGCGTGATTTTTGGAGCCAACCCCCTGATCTGTCCCACTTCATCCCGCGTAGGACCGGTTGATCCCGGCATTCCATCCTCGTGTGTCCGACAACACCCAGACCCGCATTCATGGGAGTACGGCCTTCGGACCGGACTCCCATGAATGCGGGTCTGGGGGCGCTCGCCCCCAGCGGGGTCCAGGGGCGGAGCCCCTGGCCTTGCCTTGAGCCCACTTGATACCAACGTGCCCTAGACGCCCAGTAGCGCCCGCACCGCATACGGCACTTGCCGGTGCGACCGCGCGCGCGGCAGATCCATCTCCGGCGCGCCGAAGCTGTCGCCGGCCGGCTCGTCGTCGTCCAGATCCTGCGGGCTAGCGGCGATGCGGCCCACCTCGCAATAGCTTTCCACCACCGCGCCCTCCACGCTGATCAGCGCGTGCGCCGGCAGCTCGATCTGGATATGCGTCGTCAGCGCGTCCGGCGCCTCGTCCCGCCTGATGGCGCGGCCATCCACCAGCGCACCCGCCTGCACCAGCACGCCGCCCAGCAGCAATGCTGTATCGCCCGACACTGCCAGCTCGCGTCGCGGCACGCCGCCGCCCAGCGCGCCCGCGCCGATCCGCACCGGCGCCGCGTGCAGCACATCGGTGAACACCGCGCTGGTAAACCGCCGGCTCACCCGGCGGACCGGCTCCGGCGCCGCCGCGCGCCGGTACACCAGATCGCCCGCCATCAGCGTTTCAACCGGCCGCTCCCCCTCGGGCGTATCGATCAGCGTTCCCGGCAACAGCCCGATCAGCCGCTCGGCTTTTTCCCCGATGGCGATCTCGAGGCCAGGCGCCGGCGCGAAATCGCTCAGCAGCAGCAGCCCGCCGCCGGCATGCGCCAGCACGAAGCCAACCTGCCGCCCCTCATGGTTGGCCGGTCCGCGATAGAAATAGCTGCCCGGGAGATCGGCGCCGCTCAACAGCAGCGGATCGCCCGGCCGCAGCAGATCGCCCGGCTCGGCACGCCGCACGGCAATCGGGCCGTCCGTGGCCGGGCCGACGAGGTGCGCGCGGGAAAGCTCGAAGGCCTGGAGGAAGCAGGGCAT